ACATCCACGGGTTGATTAGGCTCTAAACCGTCTTCTATTACCATAAATATAATAGCTCCTCCGAACAACTTTGTTGCTTTTATAGCTTTCTTAATCTCAAATTTTGTTTTAAGATTTTTCATATAATTAAGAATATTTGCTTCAGTGTCTTCAGGTATAGTTATCCATTGTCTTGTCATATCATCTGCTAATAAGTCGATATATTTTTTAACAAGGCCATTTCCTACATACAATGCAGCAAATAAGTTATCATCAGCTAAAGTTAAAGAAAAACCATTATTTCCTGATGTTTTAGTTCCTAATTTTTTAGCAATATCAATATATCCATCATGATTTATTGATTGTAAAGTCTTATTGTTATTAGTTTTAACTAATTTTTTCTTTGTCATAGTCTATTTAAAATTGAAGTTTCTTTTAATAAAGCTGAATAATTCATAGGCTTTAATCTTTGATCAGCTGGATCAAAAAGTAAATCTTTTATTGCATAAGTTAACGTATCAACCTGATCTTTTTTATTTGCACCTTTCTTAGCAGAAAAAGTTAATAGCTCTTTTTCTAAAGCTCCTAACCAAGAAGCATCTTTTGGAAATAATACTTGGTGAGATTCCATTCTAGGTAAAATATCATTTGCCCTTGCAACTTTATCTTTTTCAGGATAAAGCTTAGTCACAGGTATGTTTGTCTCATCCTCTAACAATTGGATAAGGCCTATGCCTGACGATTTATCCTCTACAGCAAATTTTATTAAAGGTGAATCATGCTCATTAGATTGATGTTTTAACCAAAAGTCCTTAGCAGCTCTTAAGAGCTTAGGAGTAGTCATTTTATTTCTAAACACATCTATAAGATATGCATATTTTCTTTGATTTTTAGTCAAAAGTCCCCAACACATAAACACTGTGTAATCGTTATTCCTGCCTTCTTTTGACGCAGTATCAGCATAAATTGCTAAATAATCCATTTTAGGTAAAAACTGGTAATATCTAAACCATTCTCGACGGAATATCTCACCGTCATCAGGATAAGGATTTTGAAAAAATTGAGCCTCTAAAGCTTTTGTCCCCATTAAATAACGATCTTCTTCTAATTCTTTATCTCCATATCTTCTTGGCTCTAAATACGATCCTGCTTTATTAACATATAGAAAGTTATTAAAAAAATAAATCTTAGATCGTCTAGCTTTTATTGGAATTATTACATTTTCCCAGGAATCGTCTACAAAAGTTGCTGTAAAGTCAGTTGCACCTAATCTTTGTTGAATATTTAATATTTGGCCTTTTTTTCTATTATTAAACCTTGAAAACGCAGTAGTTTTAGTCCATTCTAATATAGATTCGCTTTCTACTACCGACATAGATTGTCTTGGATCCATTAAATCATCAAAAATAAGTATATTTGCACCTTCACCTGTAATAGAACCCATTGCTGAAGTTGCTAATCTAAAACCACCTTTAGAAGTAACAAAAGCGTTTTGTGTATTTTTAGTCTCAGATTGATCTATTTTCAATGTCCTTGACTTAGTATCAATATGGAACTTAGGAAAAGCCCTATGGAACCAAGAGGAATTTGATATCGCCCTTGCAAAAGAGTGTAATTTTTGCGATAATGATGCGGAGTGAGATATAGAAATTATCCTTTTTTCAGGATTTAGCCCTAAATACCACATTGAAAATGCAACATTACACAATGCTGACTTACCGAACCTAGGAGGTATATTAATATTTAATTTTCTTATTTCTCCATTAGCAAATGCTTGTAAATATTCGCAAAGTAGTCCTATATACCAATTATCTAGGTATTTTTCACCTCCGTCAAATTTTTCAAATGATTGTTCGTAAAAACATTCTAATTTGTCTCTTACAAGAAAATCTATTGTTGAAGGATTGTAAATTTCCGCCATTATTTTTCTATATGGAGTATTTTGATATTTAAATTATAGTGATCAGAAATAAGTTTTATTTTTGAAGAATGTCTATCAAGTTCTTTTTTAGTTCCGATTAAAGCGCAAGTTGGAATTTTTTCTTTTTTGGCTCCATAATATAAAGCTTGGCCTACACACTCAGCCCACTTTTTAGCCCAATCATGTTCTATTGCATTATTTTCAGTTAGGCAGTCAATTCTAGTTTTATCTTCTAATATATATTCGATTTCTCCATTTAGATTATTACAGTGAATAGTTTGATAGTATTTTTCATTTTTCTTAGCATACGAATCTACGGATAGTATGAATAATAGAACAATAGGAATGATTTTTAACATAATATTTATATAAATTAAAATGATATTAAATTTTAATTTATATAATATAAAAAGTAAACCGAAAAAATTTCCTGGATTTTCCCCGGGGGATTTTTTTCTGGGAAAATTTTCTGGATTTTTTTTCTGGGAAAATTTTCTGGATTTTTTTTCTGGGAAAATTTTCTGGATTTTTTTTCTGGGAAAATTTATTCTTGAATACTTTTAGAGAAGAGAGCGCGATTCATAAGAATCATTATTACCGCGATCGTTTTAAAATATTGGCCGCGTAATATAATTATACGCGGTCAGGATAATATTATTTATTATAAAATTTATTAATTTCGATATTATTATTTATAAAATTAATAATTAAATTTTCTATATCTTTATTCCATATTGCCTCTAATTTTTTTTCCATATCAAATCCACATTCGTCCATATTATAAATTAATCCTCGATAATTTTTATTTTTATAATTTAATTCTAATTGAAATATATTATCGCCGTCTAGCCATTCTTCGTCGCGAGCTTCGGGTTTATTATAAAAATTAATTATATTTATATTCATTTTATTATTTTATTTTAAATTATTATATTATCGTTTAACCGATATAATTATTATAATATATTAAATTATAAATGTAAACAGTTTATTTTAAAATAAATAAAATAAATTTTAAAATATATAAAATTTATTTTAAAATATATTAAATAAACTGTTTACAGTTATAATTTAATATATTATAATAAATATATAAATATAAATATAAATATAAATATAAATATAATGATATATAAAACACAATTATTATTAAATAATATTAATTTTCAAGAATATTTTATAAATAAGCTTGAAAAATGCGGAGTAAAAATTTATATTACTGAACAAATTTCTTATTTAAATAAAATAAAAATCATAGGTGATTTAAATAATATTACAAAAGCATTAAATTTATTAAATAAAATTAATAATAAATTTAATAATAAATTAATAATAAATTAATAATAAATATAATGTTAGAATTTTTAAAAGAATTAAATAATAAATTCGCCGAGTTAGATAAAAAATTAGGCGATCTCCAAGATAACGTTAAAATTTTAAAAGAATCTGCGGACGATTTAAAATCAACAATATAAATATAAATATAAATATAAAATGACTAAAAATATAGAATTAGATATTATACCTATGTGCGATGAAGAATTTAAATTATTTATTAATAATTTAAATAAGTATAATTTAAAATCAACGTTCATCGAAGATAATACGCAAAATCCTAATTGCAATATTATTAAATTATCAGGATCTTACGGCGATATAAAATTATATTTAGAAAACGAATATGCCACAGACAATGAAGATTTAGAATTTTTGCTAACGCAAATCAACAACTAAAATTTATTTTATAATATATTAAATAAACTGTTTACAGTTAAAATTTAATATATTATAATAAATATATCGGTAAAACGATAATATAAATATAAATATAAATATAAAAATAAAATGTATATAAATAAATTAAAAGATCTATCCAGAAATAACGTAAATTTTTTATTAGACAATTTAGAATATAAATTAGAAAATCAACAAAATTTATACTACGATCGAGATATTGATACGATCGTGCTATCTGATCCTAAATTCACATTTAAATACAAATGCAACACTAGTTCGCTAGAAAATAACAAAATTATTCTTGAAATGCCTAGTTATAAAGGCGATCCTGTAGAAATTTATAATAAAATCAACAAAAATACCAACCATTTTACCTCGATGCTATATGAATTATGTGAGCTTATGGCAAATAAGGCCGATGATTTAGGATTATAAATATCCTAAATCAACAACTAAAATCAACAATATAAATATAACGATAAAATCATGAAAACATTTGACAAATATAACCAAAATTTAAAATATACTTACGGTGATAAAGGCCTAGAAATATATTCATATGGCAATTTAGTTGCTTATTATGATGAAAAAATTGATCCTAATGCATTAATTCAACCAAAATATTATAGCGTAACAACTCAAAAGCATATAAATTACGCGGCTAAATATTTCAATTTTAAATTAATTAAATCATTTTAATTTTTTGGCCTCTTTCTCTAATTGTCTCTTAATTAAATCAATTTCTTTAGGAGACAATTCTCTTTCAGCATTTACAGACGCGTCTATAACGCTTTTCTGGGTAGCTTTTCCCTCCACTCTGTCCAGTATATCATTGATCGCCTGTAATTTGATCTGAGGGCTATTTTTCTCGTCCTGGAGTATATCCAAAAATGTAAATGTTTCTAAACCAATCTCTTTTACAATTTTTGCGGCCTCTTCATTTCCATTTAATTTTAATTCTCTGGCCTTCAATTCTGTAAAAATTTCTAGGCCTAATTTAAATCTTTCTTTTAGCTCTTTTTTCTTTTTAGAATTAACCCTTAATGCCTCTCCTCCCATAGCTCCTATCCTCTTTGCTCTTTCTTCTCCTTTCTTAAATGGCTTCAAATTTTTAATTCCTTGCTCAATAGAATTCTTATGAATATTCATTTTATTTAATATAATTTAAAATTAATAATATATAAAACTAATTTTAATTGCACAATTCCAAAAGTAAATATAAAAATCAACAATAAAAATCAACAATAAAAATCAACAATAAAAATCAACAATAAAAATCAACAATAAAAATCAACACGAATTTACCAAATTAGTGAAGGTTACGAGGTTACAAGATAAGTTACAAGACTTGTAACCTAAACCAAGGTAAATCCCCCTTTGCCTAACACGCCATGAGGTTACAAGTTACGAGTTTTTCCCTTATAAGCCTTAACCATTTTATTTTTTTTTATTTTATATTTTTTTATTTATCATTCATATTAATCTATATTTATCTTGTAACTTGTAACCTTTTAATAAAATAATAATAAAGAAAGTCAACAATTCTATACCCTCAGAGCCGATAAAAAAAGGTTACAAGATGCCTAAAACTTGTAACCTATCTTGTAACCTTTTAGCTATCTTGTAACCTTTTAGCCATTTTTTGCCCTCACCTTGGAATTTTGCAGGAATAAAATAAAAAAAAGTAAAATAAAAAAGGTAAAATAAAAAAGTAAAATATATTTTAAAATATGTAAAATAATTGTTTACATTTAAAATATAGCATTATATAATTAATTCATCAATTGGCCACATCGGTTAATTAGATAATATAATTAATATAAATATAACGATAAAATGACTAAAAAAAATAATAATGAATTAAAGGAATATTTAAATCAACTTTTAGATAATGATTTTAAAATATTAATATCTAAACCTACACAATCATTTCCAGAAATGACTTACGCATTTTTTGAAAAAAATAATCGAATCGGTTATGTAGGATATGATTTTTATAAAGGATTTAGATTTTCAACTCAACATAAACCTAATAGTAAATATGGCACAGGATTTAGCTGCCAAGATTATGAAGACTCTATAAGCAACCCTACAGTAAAAGACGCAGAAAATTGCTTATTATATAAATCTGGATTTTATGATAATAATCAAGAGTTATTATATAAAAACTTAGAAGAATATAAAGAAAAGGAAACAATTTTAGAATATGAATTCATTATCTCAAAATTTAAAATCAACAACTAAAATAATGACTAATTTAATCTTTGAATTTAATCAATCGGAAAAAGAGTGCTTAAAGGCTGTTAAAGAAAATGGCTTATTGCTTCAACATGTGATTAATAAAACTCCTAAAATAATATTAGAAGCTATTAAGCAAAACCCAGAGGCTAAGCAATATATGTCTATAGATTTATTTTTAGAAAAAGCATCTGATAATGAGATAAAGCAATATTATATGTTACCTAAAACTATTAATAAAATCAACAATTTTAACTTAAATTAAAAAACTATGAAAATAACAAATCAAAAAGAACTAGACAATTTAATTGCAACAGCTGATGAATCAAATACGATAGTTTTAAATGAAGATTTACAAATAACTTTTGATTGCAAAATTCCTTGTAGCATCGAAGCTTGCAACATCAACGCTTTCAACATCAACGCTTTCAACATCAACGCTTACGACATCGAAGCTTACGACATCAAAGCTGACAACATCAAAGCTGACAACATCGAAGCTGACAACATCACCGCTCACAACATAGAATATTATGCTTTGTGCATAGCTTATGAATCTTTGAAATGTAAATTAATTTCAGGAAGAAGAGAAAATTCATTCCATAAATGCTTAGATCAAGAAATTGAGATCATAAAAAAAACAGAAGAGACAGTAACCATCGAACTAACACAAAGTCAATTAGATAAAATTAAACACTTAATAAGATATAGCCGATAATTTTGCAACAACAGCGGCTAAACTCTGGGTTCAATTAAAGAA